GTACTCCCAGAGCCTAGCTGTAAGGGTAATGAGAGGCTCATGTTTTCTCTAGTCACAAGGTTTTTATAAAGGGGTTATATCATAAAAAACAGTAACTTAGATGTGTTTAGTAGTTTGCAATTAACCGTAACTCAAAAGGTTTTCGGTGAGATTGTCGGCATCTCTCAGCCTGCTGTTAGTGATTTGATTAAGCGTGATGTTTTAACTGATGGAGATACCCTGGCAAATTGGTTAATTGCTTACTGTGCAAACTTGCGTGAACAAGCGGCTGGCCGCGCAGGTGCTGATGGTAGTTTGGATTTAGTGAGTGAGCGCGCTCGCCTGGCGAAAGAGCAGGCTGACAAAGTTGCATTTCAGAATGCTTTGACTCGTAACCAGCTGGCGCCTGTTGATTTGCTTGAGGAGGTTTTAGCTAAAGCAGCTGCGCGTATAAATGGTATTTTTGATGCGATACCAGGAATGATCAAACGCCGTGTTCCGTCCCTCAGTTCCGATGAGATCGATTTGATTTCTGGTGAGATTGCCAAGGGTAGAAACATTGTAGCAGCGATGTCTTTAAGTGACGTTAATGAAACTACTATTTCTGATGATGTGGTCGATAGTGATTCCGAGTGATGTGGGATGAGTGGGGCCCATATGCCATGCGCAATGGCAATTACTCTATCAGCAAATCAAAAGTGAAAGGTAAGTGGATTTTTAGTTTATGGCAGATTACACCAGATAAGAATCTAGGCAGGTTTGGCAGGTACAAAGAAGCGCAAGCAGCACATGAGCAATTATTGAAAGTTAAAAAAGACAAATAAAAATGGGTGCAATTGATAGCAATGTTTTTGATTTAGCCAATATCGAGCGTAGCTTGATGCTAGGCATGCAAACCTTTGGTGTGCCGGAACCGCTGACATTAGACCAGTGGGCGGAAAAACATTTCTACCTTTCTAAAGAATCAAGCTATGTCGAGCAAAAGTGGAAGGCATGGCCATTCCAGCGTGCCATTCTTTCTTGGATGTCCAATGATGACATCCATGAGCTTAACTGGCGAAAATCAGCACGTGTTGGTTATACAAAATGCATCCTGGCTTGCATTGGTTACACTGCCCATCACAAGCGCCGCAATCAGGCGCTCTGGCAGCCTACGGACGATGACCGCGATGAATTTGTAAAGACAGAGCTTGACCCAATGCTACGTGATGTTGAAGCTATGTCACAAGTGATATCAACTACAAATTCTCGTGACAAAGATAACACGCTGCAGCAGAAGAAGTTTAAAGGCAGCATGTGTCATTTGCGTGGTGGTAAGGCCGCAAAAAACTATCGGCGTATATCGGTTGATACTGGGTATCTGGATGAATACGATGCATTCGATAGCAATATTGAAAAAGAAGGTGATGCTGGTGATTTGGCAAGTAAACGTGTTGAAGGCGCTACATTTCCTAAAATGATATTTGGCACTACGCCAAAGCTTGATGGATTTAGCAATATTCAGAAGCGTGAACGTAATGCCGATATCTTGATGACTTATCGTATTCCTTGCCCGCATTGCAGTGAATACCATGCGATTACCTGGGGCGGTAAGGATGAGTCGCATGGTTTTAAATGGAATGATGGTGAACCTGATAGTGCTCGTCATTTATGCCCGCATTGTGGCGCATTAATCACTCAGGCTGAATACTTGGCAGTGACTGATAAAGGTCGCTATGAGTCAGAAAGCGGCATTACCTCTGATTTTGACGGTGTGTTTAGAGATGTAGAAGGCAATGTAATTCGTGCGCCACGTCATGTGGCTGTTAACGTTTGGTCAGCGTATAGCCCAAACGTTTCATGGACTGGCATTGTGAGAGAGTTTCTTGAAGCGCACCAGGAAATGATGGAAGGTAAGTCTGAAAAGATGCAAACCTTCACCAATACTACACGTGGTGAATATTGGGCGCAGGATGTAGATAAAACAGATTCTGATGAAATAAAATCACGAGCAGAACCATACGCACTCGAGCGCGTGCCAATGGGATGTCTGTTATTACTAGCTGGGGTAGATACTCAGGATAACCGGCTTGAGTGTGTAGTTTGGGGATATGGCCGTGGCGGCCAGATGTGGGTAATTGCAGACCGTGTTTTCTTTGGAAACCCATCGCAGGATGAAGTCTGGGATGACCTTGAAGAATTTCTATTTGAAACACAGTTTCAGCATGCAAGCGGTAGTCAGTTGAAAATATATGCCACAGCCATTGACTCACGTGGACATAACACGCATGCCGTTTACAATTTCTGCAGCAAGCACCAGCGTCGCCGCGTGCATGCTATTGCCGGTCGTAACGGCCGCGAAAAACACATCAAGGATGGCGCATCAAAAGTAGATATCGATTGGCGCGGAAAGATTTTAAAACAGGGGTGCATTCTGTGGTGGGTTGGTACCAACCACGCCAAAGACCTGATCTACAACCGCATGCAGATCACCAAGCCCGGTCCTGGCTATATGCACTTTTCAGATGAGTTATCCGATGAGTTTTTCAAGCAGATTACTGGAGAGAAGCGCACCACGCGCCGTAACTCACGCGGCGCAGAGGAATCCGCATGGGTTGCCACACGTAAGCGTGTAGAGAAGCTTGATTGCACAGCTTATACCGTATGGCTTGAAATTCATTACGACCTGCATAAAAAGACAGAACGATTCTGGTTGGATCTGGAAGCAAAGGTTCAACCGGTAGTTAATGACATGTTTGATATAGAAGTGGCCCCAGCCGTAATTGAAAGTAAGCCAAAAAGAACTGCAAAGCAACCAACAGCAGCTCCTGTTGCAGCAGTAAAACAACCCAATAAATTTGCTAGCGAGGATTGGATGAATAGAAGATGACCATCAAAATAAGTAATGATGATGATGCCGTAAGTCTGCGTTTTGAAATTACAGCCATTCTTCGCGAAGAAATTGGCTTCCATGAGCAGTATGCAGCTACTCTGGCCGAGCCCATAGTCAATGGACTTAAAAAAAGATTTAGTGGGCAGGATATCTATATTGCAAAGAATACGCGACCTGATGTTGCGCAACGTAATGAATCCATTCGACGTGAGTTTAATGGCCGGAATCTTGAAGATATGATGACTAAATATAAATTAAGCAAACCATCGATTTATAAGATTGTAAGTAAAAAGTAATATTTAAAAAAATTAGTCTACTTTTCCCCTAAAAAGTAGACTGACAATTCATTAGTCTTGGCAGCATGACAACTGCTACAGACATGCTCGCTAAATACCTGGCTGCCGAGCAAGCCATCCTTGAAGGTAAAAGCGTCGAATTCAAAGGGCGCAAACTTGGCTATGAAGATCTAGCTGATATTCGTGCTGGACGTATGGAATGGGAAGCGCGTGTTAGATCAGAGCAGACTCCAGATGCATTAAAATCAAAACAGATTGGTGGTTTAAATGTTGCTCAGGCGAGGTTTGACCAATGAAAAATCCAATCGATTCTTTGGTAGAGTTTTTTTTACCCATTGCTGCTGTTAAGCGTACAACTGCCCGTCATGTTTTAGCTCACTATGAAGCTGCAAAGCCAAGTCGGGCTCGCAAGTTTAATCGAGATCAGTCATCTCCTAATCAATTAGTAAGCCAGGGTGCGGTAGCTTTGCGCACACAAGCGCGCCATCTTGAACGTAATCACGATATTGCAAAAGGAATTATTCGTGCATTTGTCAATAATGTAGTTGGAGCCAGCGGAATTGGTATTGAGCCGCAGCCTCGCAATACCGATGGGACAATCAATACTGCTTATGCAGATGCGTTGCGAGAGGCATATAAAAACTGGAGCAAAACTCCAGAAGTAACCCACACCTATACATTCAGCCAGGCGCAGCGTGTTATGTGCCGTACATGGATGCGCGATGGTGAAGGTTTCGCGCAGATGCTTACTGGGTTTATCCAGACATTAGATCATGGTACCAAGGTGCCATTCAGCATTGAAATGTTTGAAGCCGATCTTGTGCCTATGGATTACAACGATGGCGACATGATACGTCAAGGCATAGAGCGCAATGCATGGGGTCGCAAGGTTGCATATCACATTTACAAAAAACATCCGGGTGAGCCAGATGGCTATACCTTAAAAACGTCAACAAAACGTGTTGCTGCAAACAACATATTGCAAGTGGCATCACTTGAACGCATGGGGCAGCTGCGCGGTATATCAGAGTTTGCCAGCGTCATCACTCGACTTGAAGACGTAAAAGATTATGAAGAAAGCGAGCGGATTGCTGCCAAAGTTGCAGCATCACTTACTGCTTATGTGAAACGAGGATCTCCTGATCTTTACATTGCGCCAGAGGCTGATCCAGAAGGTAATGCCGTTTCACGTGATATTTCATTGGGCCCCGGCACCATTATTGACAACCTTGCAATCGGTGAAGAAATCGGACTGATCGATAGTAAGCGTCCAAATCCAAATGCATTGACATGGAGGCAAGGTCAATTACGCGCTGTTGCTTCCGGGGTTGGTGCAAGCTACAGCACAATTGCACGCGCTTATGACGGAACCTATTCAAGCCAGCGCCAGGAGTTGGTGGAGCAGTGGGTCAATTACGCGATTTTAACTGATGAGTTTGTCGGCATGTTCGTTCAGCCGATTTGGGACCAGTTTGTGTTAGCAGCGCATCTGTCTGGTGTTGTGCCAATGCCAAAAGGCATGACCATAGATCAGGCTAATGATTGCCTGTTTATTGGCCAGAACATGCCTTGGATAGATCCATTAAAAGAAGCGGCAGCATGGAATAGCTTAGTGCGTGATGGGTTTGCTAGCGAGGTGGAAGTGATTCGCAAGCGTGGGCAGAATCCGCGTGATGTGATTGAGCAGATCGCAAAATTTAGAGAACAAACCGCTGAAAAAGGTTTGGTATTTACTTCTGATGCCAAGACTACATCCGGCAATGGCACAGCCCAGGACATGCTCAAATTCCAGTCTGCAAATAACTCTAATCCAGTCAATGAGTAATTAGTCTACTTTTCCCCTAAAAAGTAGACTGGCTTACAGGCAAACTGCAATCGTTAACTGAACACTTAAATTTAAGTAAGGTTTAAAAGGACTTAACA